ATTTTCTAAAATGTTGACTCTTAAGTCTACGACACTCAATGTTGAGATATTCTAAGATTGCTTCTATTTCTTGTAGTTGACTATATCGTTGTTCCACAACACCCGGCATTGACGCCGCAGCCTTTTCGATGTTGCCAGTGATACGACATTCACCTCTAGCCGCTGTTAGTTCTGTTTCATAGTAGTCCACTGCATCAGGGATGCAAGAAATATCTTTACTGATCTTAGAATACCAACTCATAAATTATTCTTCATCTGATTCTGAATCTGCATCCCAATTGTCTTCCTCGAATCCTTCTTCTTCATCAGAAGTTTCTTCAAGATAATATTCGATAGATTTATCCAGGATTTCATCATGCCCTGTGGCCATTTCTAATGTTGCATCGTTTACACCGTAGTCGGCTAACAATTCAACATATCGATCAGCCACAGTATCTAAGATTTTTTTATCAATATATTCTTTAAACAAAAGCCACACATCTGCAATTTGATTGTCATTCATGTTCAATAATTTCTCCAGTTTCTTCGTCAACGTTTAATGATACTGTTGGAACTGAACGAACGTCATTGAATTCTGTCATGACTCGGTCAAGACATCCTTCTTCATTGCGTTCCCATTCCTTACGATACATTTTAATTTCTGTACCATCCGTTGAAACGTATTTAAGTCTGTTGCCATCTTTTGTAAGAAAACCTTTTGCCTCACACAGGTCAGTAAGACCACTGTATGGACTCATGCCTGTTGCATAGGGAATCTCAACTTGAACTGATTCAAATGGTTTTGCATAACGAGTTTTCATAATCTTACAGGCTGCACGAATACCGTTAACAGTTGTAGTCTTATTACCATCTGCATCTGTTTTCAATTTCAATTTACGCATAGCAATAACAATACTAGACGCATAGATGAAACCTTGACCACCGGAGATTTTGTCATCTGGATCGAACATGTCTTGACTTGCGTATGTGTGGTTAGTACAAACTAATCCAACATTATAACTACCAAACATGTTTACACAATTACGAACAAGACTTGTAAGTGCCTTAGGCTTACGGCCCATGTCACCTTTCATTTCGCCTGCTTCAAACTGATTAACGTCAGTCGGAGTCAACAACATACCTAATGAGTCAATGACAAACAATACCTTAGGACGAGTTGCTTCATCCATTGTCTTGTATTCTTTCATGAACTCACTGATAGTCTTTGCCACGTCGTCAATCATAGCCATGTTAAGTTTTAATAACTTATCTTCGCTAGTATCAACACCTAATGCGTGTAACCATTTTTCATCAAGAGCATTTTCACTGTCGACTAACACAACATAGATACCTTGTTGTTGTGCAGCCTTGATAAGGTTACCTGAACAGATATATGATTTACCTGCACCAGACTCACCAGCCAATACTGTGACTTTACCTAGTGGTACGCCTTTGTTAAAATCACTGCTAATTAAATAATTTAGAGCATAGTTGCCTGTTGAGATCCAATCTGTAGGATCGTTGAAGCCAACACCTAAGCCATCAATGCTCTTGGTTAGGGTTTTACGAAATTTTGATAAATCGAAGGCTTTGGTTGCCATATTTTTTCCTTGTGAGTTAAACAACAAGGGGCGTGATGCCCCTTGTTAAATCAAGCGTTTTGCTTGCGATTGCGAATCATAGCCAAAATGTCATTGGCCTTAGATGAGCCATCACCTGAAGGTTTGGCTTCTTGCACAGGCGCACTGGTTTTAACAGTTGCTGGCTCAGAGTCATATTCATCATCCAGCACTGCGGCTTTGCGCACAGTATTAGGATCGCCAGTGTTCTGGCTCATACCTGCTGGTTTGAAATATTGACCCCAGCGTTCCATGTCGAATGGTTCGCCGTTTACCGAAGCCTCAAACATCTCTTTGATTACTTTCAGTTCAACATCACCGGGCTTCTTGGGCAAGTAATCTTTGAGATTAAACAATCCCAACGACTTAACTGCTTCTTGCTCCGTGTCATTTAGTGGGCGTTCACGACGGCTCCACTTTGAAGTAGAGTAATCAGCATAACCACCTTTTGAAGTTTTAATCAGTTTGAAATCAACTCCGTGTAAGATATCTGTAGGCAGATCTTCCATTTCAGGATCCATCAATGCGCCACGAATCAATTGAAAGATTTGAGGGCCAATGATAAATCTACGAATTGGATTTTCAGGATGATTGTCTTCTTTAAGACCATCTTCTACTACAAAACCTTGAAAGATGTACGAACGCTTCTTCCAATATTTGCGGCCTTGTGCTTCTAGACTTGGGTCTTTAAACCAAGGACGAACTTCTGAAAGAATTGGACAAGCATCACCATACATTTCCATACATGGAACATTTACTGTCACTGGTCGACTGTCAGTAGATCCCGTTACACCGGCGAATGGCAATTTGATCATTGCACGTTCGACCCAGAAAAATGTATTGTCGGGATTGCCATCTGGAAGGAATCGAACTACTGATTCAGATCCTTCTTTGAGATTCCAAAAGGGATAAATTGAATTATCACCACTGGATTTATTTCCTTCTCCGTTGCTACGGGTTTCGGATTCTTTTAATTTTGCGCGAATTTCTGCTAGAGTTGCCATAATATTTTCCTTTATTAGCCTTGAGTAATTTAATTTTGCCTTTATCTGTTTTAAGCCTATCTTAAAACAAAAAACGCATACATGTTATTGTATACGTTTTTATTTATGTTTGCAAGAGCAATCTTGCCTAAATTGTGATTATTGTAGTCCAGCCAATTTTTTAATTGCACTGAGTCCTTCTTCTTTGGTAAAACCGCTAGGAGGTGCACCAATACCAGTTTTCTCAGCACTTTGTACGCCCATCGGTCTTCTTGCACTAAGGCCATCAGTTCTTGTCATGTTTTCAAAGTCGCTCGGAGCAACAATAATCTTGCTACCCAATACTTGGTCGCCGCCCTCTAAGCCTGGAACTAGTTGTCCGTTAACTTTAAGCATGACCTTACGGAAACCTTGTGCAGTTGCTTTGGCTTCAATATCAGGAGTAATTGCTGTCCACTTCTTACTTGCTACGATAGCAGTTGGCCTTGGGCTTGTGATTGCCATAGGTGTTGGTCCCATCTTAACCTGATAAGGGACTTGCGAAGATTCGTCAATTCCACTATCCATGCCGGCTAATTTTTTCATTCTTGATGTTTCATAAACAGAACTTAATTTACCCACTGTTTCTCTGCAATAAGTTTCAACAGCCATCTTGAATCGCTCGTCATCTTCCTTGCCGAACTTTTCACACATGTCCTTGGTTACTTTAGTAACAACACCTTCTTCACCTAATGGGAAAGGTCCTTGGTCCATTCTTTCAGGAACAAGATTTGTAAAACTCTTTACCATTTCTTGAATTTCTTTAGCCAATGATTTCTTTTCAGCCTGTGCTTGTCCTCTTTGTGCTAATGCTCTAGCACTATCTTGACCTGTACGGTTTGGATTGTTGGGTTTCTTGAAGTTTGATTTTGGATCAGGATCGAAAGGAGGAGAATTGTCATCATCGGACATTACTGGCTCGCCGTCTTCAAGTTGTCCAATTTGATCAACAGGATATTCATATACGGAGTAGTCTTCTGGGTAGAACCCACGACGTTCGTCACCTTCAGTATTAATCCACGCCTGTGCTTCGTCTGGACTATTAAAAGGACCCTGATATGGTTTTCTTCGATCTTCTTGCCCATCGTACACTACATACCATCCATTATCTGATTCATCAGATTCTAATAAATTAAATGCCGATAGTGCTTCGGATAAACTGTAACTCTTGCCATTAATGTTTAAATTGATAGAATCAAAATCTCTACCGCTTTGTTCTGCCAACGATTTAATTTTTCCAAGTCGTTGTTCCAATCCACTTTGCCATCCTTCTTGCTGTGGAACTGGTTCAGCAGGCGCCACTGCTGGTGCAGGTTCGGCTGCTGGTTCTACTGCTGGTGCTGTTGCAGGTTCTACTGCTGGTGCTGTTGCAGGTTCTGGATTGAAATCAATTTCACCACCGTTGTCTTTCAACATTTCAGGCGATTTAAATTGTAAATATTCTCTAACTACATCCCATAATGATTCTGCGCTGCCTTGATTTTGCTCAGCACGATCATCGATCTCAGCCATTAGTGCATCGTCTTTCATAATGTCGGCCAACATACGTTTGCCATTTTCGCCACCAAGGCCCAGTGTTGCTTCAGGATTTTCTCTAATCAACTCATTTAATTTTTCAATGGCTGCTGTGCGTTGTTCTGGATCTGTACTGAAAATACCGTCATCGATATCTTCTTTTATTAGTGTATCTACAAAATTTTCTAAATCTACAAGTTCTTGTATATCACGTGCTGGTTCTGCTAATTCTTGCACTTGTGCAAAACTGTTTAACAATGCTTCGGCGTCTAATTCCACTGTGGGTAAATCTGATTCTTCTATAATGTTAAGCAAATAAGGAAACACTGTTTTTAAATCTTCATTAAATGTTTTGATAGTCAATCTATCAATCCATTCTGCAGCCATGTCTTCTGGAATGATCTTTGCTTCTGTCTTGCTAAATCCTTCAGACCACTCTGCATAATAATTTTTACTTTGCAAATGATGCAATTCTTTTTTAATACCTTCAATCCTGTTAAAAACTTTGTCAGTAACAGCACCCATGGCTTCTGCTACCATTGGACTACGGGTAACGTAACCTTTAAACATTCTTAGTTTGTTAAGTTCTTCAGATAATCCAATAACATGTTGTCCAATGTCATCATAAGGTGTGCCGCCCGCAATAATATGCGTGGCCATAGCACGAGCACCATTTAGATGCTTGAAGGGATAACAAAATCGTTCTCCCATAGCATTTTCAATGTATATGCGTTCGATATGTTGTGTTCTGCCGTTGGCAGCATTGTAATTAATTGGCTTACTGTGTTTGACAATCAGTGTTGCCTCGCCAAGATCTTGATAACTTGTTTTACTGGTGCCAACTAGTTTTGACTCTGTCATTTTGCTTTCTCCGACTTCAGACTTTGCTGTTATTTTTTGCGTAACAATTTTAGGACCTTTGAATTTAATCACATGTTCAGTGGCAAATTCGCTTAGACCTGCAATAAAAGCATACCATGAATCTTGCGTTTCTTCAGGTTTGCCCTCAACTGGGTCGTTATAGGTTTTAATTTGCAGTCCTTCACTATCACTAATAGTGACAGTCACGGGTCCTAAATTGACTCCATTAGCAACAAAGTTAAAATTGAAAATTCTAGCATTTTCAATCTGATCTTCCATGCTGGGAGGAATCGGTTGATTGTTTTGGTCTTTTAAGACAATGTTGGGAAAACCTTCGATTTTATCGAACAAGTCTTCGGCCACTCGATTTAGATTAGTTTCCATATTTCATATTTATCATAACGTACTAGAAACGAATATCGGCATTGGCGGCTCGAAATCGTTGTCTTCCCATGAATCTTTCACGCTGATTCGTTCGTATACTCTGGGGTCCCAGTCTGCTAGTACCTGTATCATGCGCACGTTTAACAACATACTTGATACCAAGTCATCGTGTTCACCACTTTTAGCTTTGAAACTGACACCTTGGGCAATGTATGATTTCAATTCACTAATAAACGGCTTACTGGCTATTTTAAGTGTTTGACTTTCCACTAGATGCTTTAATCTTGCACAGGCTGCAATTTTGGTCTTGTGTGTGGTGTTGAATCCTTTACGGAATTTACGAACATGTCCTTTACGCATGGGTTCGCTGACAAACAGTCCTGGAAATTGATCTTCGCCTAGGTCTTTAATCACAACCAGTCCTGCTTCGCCGATGGTGTTGTTTTCAATACTCCAATATATATCATTCATATTAGAATCACTTATAGATTCTTTGATATAATTCAACATGTCTTTCAAAATCCGTATTTGACCTTGTATAGGAGTTTCATTGTGATGCCATTCTGCCACTTGATCAAAACTTGGCAATTCAATAACTTCAATAGCAGCATAGTCACCACCGGTACCTAGACTAGGGTCTAAACTGATCACATATATATTGCCAGATTTAGGTTTCTTAAACCAACGTGCTTGTCCCATGTTCATTATGGGATTTGTTCCAGTTAGTTCTGCAAGACACATGCTGTTGATCAATGTTTCGTCAAAGATCAAGAATTCACAATTGTATTCTCGACGGAAACGTTCTTCGCCTATTCGTCCTTTTTCTTGTGCAGCCCATGCATCGTCACGATCTGGGTGTTCGTCCCAATGACAGGTAAAAGGACTAAATCCATTGCTGCCTAGTCCGTCAGGACGTTCGTTGCCAAAAGAGTCAAACTTGTTGTTAGATTCTTTCCAAATTCTACTGAATTCGTCTTCGTCACTATTTGGTGTTGAAGTGATAATTGCACGACCACCAGTGGCCAGTGTGGGAGATATAGAAGTCCAAAACTCTTCGGCAATGTTGGGCTCCACGAATGCAAACTCATCACAGTACAATAACGATATCGACATGCCTCGACCAGTATTGCCAGTTGTGGTAGTTGACACAATACGTGATCCGTTGTCAAATTCTATACTGCCTTTGTTGTAGTTAGTGACTCCACACCGTATGTGGTCTGGACACAGTTCGTAGGCGTAACGAACACGTTGCATAATTTCTTGAGAACCTGTGTATTTGTGTGCGGCAATCAATATGGTTTGATCCGGACTAAACATTGCAAACCACAACAAATATGCGCTGGCACAGGTGGTTTTACCCATCTGCCTGGGCAACATATTAACAGTAAATCTATAATTGTGATAGGCGTCCAACAATCGTGTTTGAAAACCAAATGGCTCAAACAACATCTTGCCTTTGACTGGGTGTTGGATATAGAAAAAGTTTTCACAAAAATAATGATACCCGGTATCCGGGTCAGCACATTTCAATAGTTCATTGACCTGTTTCTCAGTAAAGGTTTCTTTTTTGTGAGCACGTTTAACTAAAACGCCGTCTAGTGATTTTGATGACATAGTGTATTTACAAATAACAAAGCGGGCTCATGCCCGCTTTGAATCATAATAGTAATATTATTTGTATGATTGATATTTGTTTAGTAATCTATTTTTCACGCTCTCTGCCATGGGATTATCGCCAGGATATTCTTTTTTATACTGTTTGTGTGGTGCATTAAGACCACCAGCGTTGTCATGTGTTAATGCACTGATGTCGCTGTAGTTTTCATCGGGTTCGTTGGCAAATGCTTCTTTGGGTTTGTCTGCGTCATCTAACCCGTCATTGCCAGGTAACATTGTAGGCTTACCTGATAGACGCATGATTTGATCTAAAGAATCTTCGTCATCGTCAGCGCCCGGCATGTCTGTAGGATCCATAACGTCTAACTCCATATCCCCAGGAGATGAAATATCCATATGCGGCATATCTGGCATGTCGCCGTCGGTGTCTTCAATATTTTTCAAAATAGCCATCAAGTCACGAATACCACCTGCGCCACTGCCATTCATATTGACACTTACCGAAACTGTGTCTTGTTGAGCAATAGGTGACGATCCCATGGGCGAACCACATGATTCTAATGTGTCGCTTTCGGTCATTGGACGATTGTCTAATTCTGCAATTTTTTTGTATAATTCGCTGAAGTTCATTTTATTTTCCTTTAGGGCCAGGGATCTTGTTTTGAGTTGACCCCAAAGGACTTGCACTAGATTTTAGTTCGTCCATGTTTTTTGCTGTTTCTTTAGGTGCTGTTTTTGCCAACAGTTGTTCGTTAGCATCTTTGACCTGTGTGTATTCGGCTGGATTTTTGCCAAGTTCTTTTAAGAAATTAACCACACGTTTTTGTCCAACTAACTCTTGACCGCT